GGATAGTCATGGGATAAAGGAGGCGATAAAAGTGAAGGCGGGTTTTTGGATTCGCTTAGCATTGTTTTTGGGGTTTAGTTTGATAGTTGTCGGCATTATTATTGCTCGTATGTGTGAAGCAGTCGGTGTTGGATTATTTGGCATTGGCATGGTGGTTTTTTGGGCCGGGTTGTTATTTTGGTTGACCGAAGGGGGCGTGTAAAATGCTGCGGTTAAGCAATGTGCACGATTACAGCATAAAAATTAGCGGCGGCAAACTCACAGGCTCGGTGAGCGGCATTGATATCGAATATGACGGCTTGAATTTTCGAATAGGCCCCATCAATATCATTGCCTATGTAGGCTTGAACAAAATAGAAATCACCATTATTGATGATATTCCGAATATGGATTATGTCGAGATGCAGGCGGTTGGGACGACCGCTTATGTCCAATTTTCGTGGCTAAAGATAAAGATAGATTTGGAAAAGAAAATCATCAATGCTTATGGCGAACACAATGACCTGTTTTTGAGTTTGACGCTACCCGACGAGTGCCAGATGACCTTGGGCGGCAGCGCGGGATAGGAGGGATAACATGTGGAAGCGGTACAAAAGCTATGCAGAGTTTTTGGCCGATATAGGGGAGATTCAAGTCTCAGAAGAAGAAGCCCGCGCGTTTATTGAACAGTCAAAGACCCTCAAGCGGTTCAAGCACTATGTAGAGTTTGAAGGACATTTGCTTGATCGGTTTGAGGAAGAATTCCCTGAATATAAAAATGACCCTGCGTACGATTTAGACATTAATGCCTATATGGAGTCGCTTATGTACGACGGAGACCTACAAGTGGTGGCCCGGATGCCGGATGGGCGAGTCTTGGCCCTCTGGTTGGAGGACTGCAAGGCTTTTGATAAGGAAGTGGAGGAATATTTCAAAAGGAGGGTTAGCAATGGATGAGAAGGCTGGTTTCTATTGGTGAACGGATGATGGGGGAAGGAGTGATATTATGCGAAAAACAAAGATGGCGAAAAACGGGTCGAAGAGAAAGGCTTTGTTAAAGGCCATCGCCGAGGTACTTAGAAATTATCATCTGCGCTTTGTTCCAATTGAAAAGAAATTGGTGCCTATGTATGAGGTCCCCGCCTGGAACGACGGCAAGCGGCGCGATGGTATAATTCCGTTGATAGATCCTAAACCAGAATTTGCAAAGATACTGCAGAAATACAAGCCACCAAAGGAAGGATGGGCCGCGCGGCTATCCATTCTTATTTTCGGAAACACCCTCCGCATATACGACCATCGCCGGCAACGTTATGTTAAGCGTCGTATTCCCAGCCTGACCGTGAAATATCTCAATGCCTTGGAGTGCGCCCTTGCTGAACCTACCGAGGAAAATCTCGCGCGGCTATTTGAATCATAAGAATGGAGGGGGATGGGATTGGCGCATGCGAGGTGGTTGGAGGCATTGAGCCGAATCGGCACCCCGGATTTTACTGAGCAAGATGTGAAGGTACTTAGTCGTTCTTTTCGAGCTATCTACAGTTTTATCGGATTAGATAAGCAAACAAGATATTCTGGGGGTTTTATTCTGATAACGCAGCGGTCAAGCCGCTGCTCTTTTTTTGAAGAAGCATGGGTCATCTTTAAGTTTTCATTCTTTCTTCAAGCCCTGCGGCGGTTATCGCGAAAAGACTACCTTATATGGAAAGCCTACTATATCTGGAAGCTTTCAATGTTGGAAATTTATCGCGAGTTTATTCGCCGCCGGGGTTCTATTGAAAATGGCGAGAGCATTGTATCTCGCCGCTTAAGCAACATTCGAAAGAAACTCGCTGGAATACTGCGCGGCGAGTAATGTTACAGGTTATTTAAAAAAGTCAAGTCACATGCTATAATAGAGTAAGATCGTTTTGCACACTCTATAAAAAATAATGCCGGGCAGAGCTGCTAAAGGTATCTCATGCCATCTCCTCCCAAGAGATAGGTACCCCCCTGGATTCTCTGCCCGGTTTCTTGTTTTGTATTAAATTGCGGCAGTGAGTGCGATATGCCGGAGTGGCGGAATTGGCAGACGCTGTGGCCTTAAAAGTCGCTGGGTCGATTCCCGTGTTGGTTCGAGTCCAACCTCCGGCACCAGCTTGTATTTAGAGAGGAGAGCTAAAAGATGTCCAATAAACAAGAACAAGATTTTAACATTACCGAGGAAGATATCATTATAGCGATGATAGAGCATGATTTTGTAGCAAAAATACTGCCCAAGAAAAAGTACAAGATTCAGGTATTAGTGAAAAATATAAAGAAAGGCGAACCCAGATCAGTTAAGGAAGTGATGTTATGAGCATTAAGTCTAAGCGCGAAGAAAAGGTGGGTGAAGAAACAGATTATTTTAATATGTTTAAAAACATGCTTGCTCACGCATTCAACCGCGATGGATTGTGGTCATGTGAGTTTTGCTATTGGATTGATTGTGACGAAAGAATTTGCACGATATGTGAAAGGCTGCGCGATGATTTATGTGAAATTGAGTCAATAAATGAAAAGGAAAAATGATTTGGTTTACTAAAAGTGGGGCCGAAACGGCTTCGACGGGGTCGGCTCACCGTGGGCAGAATATTGCGAAAAAAAGTGCCAACAACACGACTCAACGCATGGCTGCTTAAGAGCTATGCCGCTCGCTTCTCTGTTTCCCTGGTGCAGAGAAGGCCGGGCGTCAGTTAGCCAGGGGTTCTCAGGTTGCCTCCTTTCTATATATTCGCGCTGTTTTTCGGTATCAGCGCGATACAAATGAAAAACCGGCTGCCCACGGTGTGGGCCGGGTCCGGACGCGGGTTCGACTCCCGCCGGTTCCACCAAAAGAAGGGGGGTGGTTAAACAAACCCCTATCTAAGGGAGTGAAAGCATGAGACCAATTCCCAAGGATTTGGCAGATTATATTTGGGACCGCGATGATAGTTCTTGTCGGTTATGTGGCCGGCGGTTGAACCGGGGCGAGGGGACTATCCATCATCTGTGGAAGCGTTCGGAGTTTATCCCGCAGGATATAGATATTCCCAAGGCCCCGATGAACAACCACCCCCTTAATTTAGTATTACTCTGTGGCCGATGCCATGTGGAGTTGCACCAGCACCCTGAATATTTGAGGGAATGGCGAAAAGAGGCGCTTGCTATTAATCGATGGCTAATGAAAAAGCGGCCGCCTCAGCCGTCTCGGTTTGGGACCGGGGCACCATCTGAGGGGCCGCATGTTCAAGGGGTGAAAGAGTGAAGCTGAAGAAGCTCAAGATCGACGAAATCAAACTCGCGCCGTATAATCCGCGAATTATGCCGCGAGAGGAAATGGAAAAGCTCAAACGTTCTATCGAGGCATTCGGATATGTGGCCCCCGTGATAGTCAATCGCAGGACAGGGCATGTAGTTGGAGGAAACCAGCGGATTAAAGTATTGAAGGAGCTGGGATATGAAGAGGTAGAGGTGGTCGAAATAGACATCTCCCTGGAGGAGGAAAAGGCCCTCAATCTCGCTTTGAACCGCATTTCAGGTGATTGGGATTACGACCGCTTAAGCCTTATCTTGAGTGAGCTGCAGGACTTTGACGACTTGATAGAAATCACCGGCTTTGACGAGGACGAAATAATCGAACTCTTATCCGAGGAGATACCGGTACTCGAAGAAGATGACGAAGTCCCAGAGCCCCCTAAAGAGGAAGAGGCAGTCATCAAGCCAGGAGACTTGATTGAGTTAGGCAACCACCGCCTGCTCTGCGGGGACAGCACGAATCCCCCGGATGTTGAAAAACTTATGGGGGATAGGAAGGCGGATATATGTTTCACTGACCCTCCATATGGGCTCGATTATGAAGGTTGCACGAAAGATAAACTAACAATTGCAAATGATAATTTCAAAAATGAGGAGAAATTCAAGGGATTCGTACGGCGGGCCTTCGATACAGTTGACTGGGCCCTTAGACCGGGGGCTTATGTCTTGGCCACTGTACCGGCGGGGCCTCTGTTCCTCGTTTTTGCAAACGACTGGAAGGAACGCGGCTGGCTTAGACAAATGCTTGTATGGGTGAAAGATACAATGGTGTTAGCACGCTCAGAATACCACTATCAACATGAAGAGATACTTTTTGGTTGGAAGCCCGGTAAGCGCCTGCCAAACAAGGACCGCACGAAAACGTCCGTGTGGGAGTTTGAGAGACCAAAACGGAGCCGGGAGCATCCCACTATGAAGCCTGTGGCGATGTGGGTCTATGGAATCACGAATCACTCCAAGCCTGGGGATATACTCTTTGACCCATTCGCAGGGAGTGGTACGGCCTTGATAGCGTGCGAAAAGAGCAGGCGTAAGTTTTATGGGATAGAGATCCTCCCCCGCTATGCGCAGGTCTGCATACAGCGCTGGGTTAACTATACAGGAAAGAAGAAAATCAAGATCAACGGCAAAGAAGTCTTGTGGGAGGAATATACGAAACGGGGATGATATTATGCGTGGGCGAAAGACGAAGCTAACACGTCGCTTATTAGAGGAGATTAAAAAGATAGTGGAGGACGACCTGCTTTTGGGAATGCCTATCGACTTGATAGCCGATGAGTTGGGGATATCGCGCCCCACATTTTATAATTGGATGGACCGCGGTGGAAAGCAGGCAAGTGGCCTGTATCGCGAATTTTTAGACATTATAAAAAGGGGACAGGCTTTGTTCGCTAAACGCAACCTCGCGGTTGTTTCAAGAGCCGAACGGAACAAAGACACTACTTGGACACCCGCCGCCTGGTTGTTGGAGAGGAGAATGCCAGAGTATTTCGGAAAGCGCGAGCAGCACGAAATATCCGGCGATGGCCTCAAGTGGGTGGTAGAGTTTGTTAACAGTGAGGATAAAGGCGAATGAGAAAATCTATAAGTGGCTGCGCGAGCATAAAAGATACAAGACCGTCATCCTATACGGCGGAGCCGGGGCGGGAAAAAGTTACACGTTAGCTCAGTTCCTTCTTTTTGATATTGCCCTGCAGTTGCCAAACAAGCGGCTTTTGATTACGCGAAAGACTAACCCTTCATTGCGATTGACGACATATCAGCTTATGCGTGATATGTTACGAGACTACCAGATACCGCATCAATTGCTAAAAAGCGAGCAGACGGTTATCCTCGACAACGATACGCGGATAGTTTTTCGAGGGATGGACGACCCAGAGAAAATTAAAAGTGCTGAATTTAACTATATTTGGCTGGAAGAAGCTAATGAATTCACGATAATGGATTATCAAATACTGCGCATGCGACTGCGAAGGGCGACCAAGCATAAAAATCAAATGTATCTAACATTCAATCCGGTCTCTTCGTGGATATACAAGGAATTCTTTGAAAAAGAGCATTGGGATGTGGCAAAACTACAGGTTACTCATTGGGATAATCCGTTCCTTGATGACGACTATCGACAAATCTTAGAAGGGCTGCAAGAAGAGGATGAGACCCTTTATAAAATCTACGCCCTGGGCGAGTTCGCGGAGCCGAAGAACCTCATATACACGAAATACAGAATTGAAATGCAAGCTCCCGCAGAGTTCGATGAGGTCATCTATGGTTTGGATTTCGGCTATAACAATCCTTCCGTCTGTCTGCGGATAGGGATAAAAGATCGCGAGATATGGATAGTCGATGAGCTGTACAAGACGCATCTGACCAATTCGGATCTGATAGAACTGCTAAAGACGTTCATACGCGAGAGGAACGCCCCTATATACTGTGATTCTTCGGAACCACAGCGGATCAAAGAAATCAAGCAGGCCGGGTTTAACGCTTGGCCATCTCAGAAGGATGTAAAGGTTGGTATTGACTTTGTGAAGCGTCAGAAGCTGCATATACTCCAGCATTGCGAAAACACCCTAAAGGAAATCCGAACGTACAAATGGAAAGAGGACTCGGAAGGAAATGTGCTGGACGAACCCGTGAAGTTCGCGGACCATGCGATGGACGCTCTGCGTTATGCGGTGTTCACGCATCTGGAAAAGCGTGGTGCCGGGAGGGTACGCGGCGGTAAGCACGTGGTGAAGGGATGGTGGTGATCGGATGGCTAAGAAAACCGGGAAGTTGACCCAGCAAGTGGGGACTTCTTGGGCTAATATCCTTCAGGATATCGGCTATTTATACAATGTCCCGGATATTTCCTACGATACCATCGAGGAAATGCTCAAGGACGAAACGATACAGGCGGCTCTGCGGTTTCACGTTTTGAATATTCTCAATTATTTGGGAAGCTATACCCATAACGACCCGGATATTGAGGATTTGGTCAATCGCGCATTTGAAAATCTCGACACCACTTTGGAGCTTGCGATGGAGAAGCTCTTGTTCTATGAGAAAGCTTACGGGTTCGCCGTAGGGGAGCTTGTCTGGGAGGTTGTCGATAACCAGCTCCTATTGAAGAAAATCGCGCCGCTACCGCCAAGCACGCTTCAAATCAAAATTGAGGATGGCGCGATAACCGGGGTCCGGCAATATGCGCCGAACAAGACGGTCGATATCCCCGTGGAAAAGCTTATCATCCTACGCGAAGGGAACAAACCCTATGGTGAAAGCATGTTCCAATATCTCTATCGCCCCTGGAAGTTCAAAAGCGTTCTCTTCAAGTTTTGGGCCATGGCCATGGAACGATACGCTTCGCCGGTGCTGGTGGGAAAGACGGCGAATCCCGATAACATCGACGGGCTCCTCCAGGAGTTGCAGTCACTCTGGAGTAACGGTGTAATAGCCGTGTCCAGCGATATCGAGATCGATACTTTAGAGGCGAAGAATAGCATCGCCGAGCCTTTCGAACAAGCCATTGAATATGCAAATATGCTGATATATCGAGGCTTGCTTCTGCCGCAGTTGTTAGCGAGTACCAGGAATGTCGGAAGTTATGCCCTGGGGGAGGTGCATCTCAAACTGTTTATGTCCTCGCTCCGTCGCGAAGCGCGTAAACTCTCATCCGAAATAATAGATCAAATCGTGGCCCGGATAATCGAGTATAACGTCGGACCGGTTGAAGATTACGGCCGGTTCCTCGAACAAGAGGAGCCTTCCACGGACGAAAGGGCGAAGCTGGCGCAAGCGCTGACGTATCTTGTGCAGGCCGGATTCCTGGATCCTGTGCGAGATTCGGAATGGGTAAGAGAACTGCTGAGATTTCCGAATCCTGAGCCTGAGGAGGAAATGGGAGATGAGGATATATGGCCCCTCTTAGAGCGATCGCAGAAGCGTTGGATCGAGCAGAAAAGCGAATAATCGTCCGAGCGCGGAAAGCATTCAAGCCTCTTAGAGAACAATTTATTCGTGACATCTTAGACGGTCGGCTTGAGATATATGATGTTCACAAGCTTGCCGAGGCTTTCAGGGCTGGAATGCTTTCAGCTTATATCTTCAGCAGAGCAGCCATTAAAGGTGATATACGCAAGAAGCTCAAAGAATCAAGGAAATTAGCAGAAGAAGAGAGTTACTGGGCACAACTAATAAAATTCATCCTCAGGGCGGATAAGCTGCTTGTGCAGCGCTTGATACGAAGAAAGATCGATCCTATGAACTATTATTTTCGTCCTTCTGATGCGGTATTACAATTTCTCGATGGCTACACTTTACAGTTGGCGCATGTTATACAGGAAGATCTGCTGCGAAGCATGACTCAATGGGTACGGGACACGATACAGCAAGGCATGAGCGAACGAGAAGCGATAAAATATCTCGCTTCGAAGACGAAACAGTTTGGAGAAAGGAGACTTCAAAAGATCGCACGAACTGAAGCCACAAGAGCATACAACATTGGAACATTGGAAGAAAGCCATGAAAGCGATATTGTAGTGGGCTATAAATTCGATGCGGTTTTAGACAAGCGAACGACTGACATTTGCCGTGCGAGAGACGGCAAATTTATTCCTAAGAGTGAAACTGAGTTACTGCTTCACAACACACCGCCTTTGCATGTCAACTGCAGATCGCGATTAGTGCCGGTTACGGAGTTTGACGAGCTGCCGCCAGCTATTATGCCAAGTGAGTGGAGGGATTCGAGATATCTTCCCAAACAGCGCGACTATGATATCGCGAACCTCAGGAAGATATTGTCAACAAAGCTGAGTTAGTACAAACAAGAAATTACATGAAGAGAGCTTCGGCTCCTTTTCTTCATGCTGTGAAAAATAGGAGGTGATGCAATGCAACGGATAACCGAGCTTAAGGAGGTCGGCCGCGAGATATGGCATAATGTCCTGCCTGTCGGGGAGTTTCACGACCCGCGATATGGAAAAGTACAAATAACGCACGAGATGATAAAGCAAATGGCAGATAATTTCAAAAAAGGGATCCCTCACTATGAGCCCCCGGTAAATCTCTCTCACAAGGACGAGCTTGGGGCTTATGGAAAAGTGGCAGACCTCGAAGCACGCGACGACGGATTGTGGGCGAAGTTAGTGCTCACGGATGAAGGGGTAGAGCTGCTCAAGGATGGAAAGTTCCGTTA